TTAAAAGGCTGATAGTCTGTGCCTGCTCCTGAATCAGGATCACATGAAAATCTTACAAGGGGAATTGTTTTGTCGGGATAATCCTCCATTTTTCCACAAGTAAGATGGCCGCTCCCTTCCTGATATGTGACATACAGCATCTTCTTTCCGTCAAGAATAATAAGCATCTGATTTAATTCATAAGCCGTACTCTTGTTTTCTGCCATACCCACGTAAAGGAGTTTACCGACATTTGAAAGTATTTCCGGATTATAGGGAAGTCTCCGAAACAGAATATTGTAATTATCATTATTTACTACGTCTGTTCCCTGATGATCTCTCCAAGGTTTTTCTGAACCTCCCGGAAATTGGTATAATCTATTTCCTGCATGAATTAACCATGCATCTGCATAGCTGTAATAATAAACCCCGTTGACGCTGCCATAGAATCCAAGTTGCATTACAATTTGGTATCCCATTCTCTTACGGATTTTTCCGGGAATAGACCGGATCATGTTTACTGCGTCCGGGCTTTTGGTATCATCTACATTGGCTACATCCGTGGTAAAATCCACACCAAGAAATGTTTCACTTTGATATAACTGTATTTCAGGACTTTTTGGAATATTAAAATGTGTAGCCATTTAGCACCAACCACTCTCTGAAATAAACTCTTCCTTCTTCGGAACTTCCGCAAACTGCGTTAATCTCTCAAACGCTACTTCAAACTCGTTTCTGTAAACTGTTGCTATTGCGTTATCATCATCTTTATATAGCTGTGAAGCCATATATAAGGGGATTAACGCTGATACTTCCGGATCAAGTACAAGCTCGTACTCGTCCTCTGTCTCACTTGTTATTGCCGTGGGATATTTCTTGTAATACACCGTATATGTACCGGGCATTGATCTTTCCAGTACAAGAGTCTTATCTGCCTCCTGATAATAGTTCTGTGCAGCTATATAACGGGGTTCTCCTTCACCTTCATAGTAAATCTCCCCTGTTGCAAGCTGATAAAAGTCCTCTGCTATATCAGGCATATAGTAGTGTATGTAATCTTCAAAGGGCTGTACTTCCTTCCCATTGGCAAAAGACGCACTGTAAAGCGCAATATTCTTTATATTTGCGGGATATTCAGAAGTAAAGGTTATTGTTACATCCTCATTGTTTGGGTTCTCTATAAGCCCCTTGAAAGCATCAAATCTCTTTGTATCTATGATTATGGGAATGTCTATTGAACCATCATCCTCACCCGTGGCAGAAGCAGTATATTCATTCTCTCCCACGTATATATGGACTTCCAAATTACCATTGGCCTTGAAATAAAAGGATTTTGCCCCTTTTACCTTGAATGTAAGGGTATCATCCACAAAGGAATAGGTCTTTTTTGCCGTACTCTCCATGATAAGATTAGGCAAAGGGGATACTACGATCTGAACAGGCTCTATTATGAATTTCCCTGCGGTGGAAAGAAGCTGTAATGCCTCATTACAAGCCTGCGGCATAGAATAAATATATTCTTCGTTTGAAGAGTCTATTTGTATGGTCTGCCCTTTAGAGGCAAACATTTTCTGTAATGTCGCAAGTTTTACGTCCTGCCAGGTCATGTATCTAATCATTACTCTTTTCTCTTCCTTCCCCTTGCTTTCGGCTTTTCAGCAATCTTTTCCAACGTGGCCTTAAGCGGTAACGTTGCGCTTATGGTTCTTTCCTTCTTCTCTCCTAAAGGTTCAGACTGATACGCTATACTCCCACAAAGGCTGAATACCTTCGTTACAATGCGTCCGTCTATAATATCTCCTACTTTGATACTATCCATGTTATTCTCCTTGAAAAGGAGCGGGGTTTTACCCCCGCCCCATGCTTTTATCAGGTCAATGTGGTAGCAGATGCATCCGTTGAACCACCCATCAGAACGTGCCTCCAGTTGGTGAAGCCTACGCCGATACGGGCAAAACCGTTGTAAACAAGGTTCCTGCTCTCGGTCTTGATCTCGTTCTCAACGTCAAGAGGAGTACGATCATACAGTCTTGTTCCAAGAAGATCCTTATTTGCCTGTGAGGACATGATGATATAGGGATCTCCGGATGCCGGAGTCCACAGATAGTCAACAACGAGCTTCCACTTTCCACGCTGTGTATTGATGTCGTTGTTGTTGCTGCCTACTTCTCCGTCTGATCCTATGATCTTCTTAACCATATCCTCTAATGCAGGACGGTTTCCGGGGATAACTACGGTATCAGCTTCAAGGCCGAGGACTTCACCGCCATCATCCTTAAAGTTCCTCATAATGTTTGCAAGCCTGTTGAGCATGGTTGAGTTGCTTCCGAAAGCGTTTGAGAACAGATTTGACTGTGTTTCACACACGTTCGGAAGAACATCACCTGTGATCCCTCCCACGGGAAGGGTAGATGCTAAAGCCCTGGGGCTGTTCTTAAGGGTATGTGCTGAATTGAAAAGAGCAAGGTTATCCGCACCGCCTATGTCGATACCGCTCTTTCCACCAAAAGTCATGGTCTTTGTTGATCCGATTGACTTTGTAAGTGCTTCGGAAAGGAGCTTTGCCCTTGTCCTCTTATAGGACTGAACCAGGTTGATAGCCCTTGACTTCATTTCTGCGATCTGATTATCGTCTACCATTTCCTTTGAAATGAATACGGACTTTGAGAAGGTGATATGCTCGATAAACTTTGAGTATCCCTCTGCAAAGTAATCCTTTGCTGCGTCCGTACCCTCGTCCTTGACCATGTAATCACCAAGGCCGCCGATAGTGGTGGACTTCTCTCCCCATCTCTTCGACTTCTGAACGTTAGCCAGTGCGTTTACAAGATCGTCATAGTTATTCTGCTGTGCGTCTGAATCCATGATTGCGGCATTAAGCAGGGTAGCCCACTCATTCCACATATCACCGTTTACTGTTGAATTTCTGATTATAACAGCCATGATTAGCCTCCTATTGCTTTGTTATACATTTTTCGTAGTTCTTTAGGTGACTTATCCGGGAACCAGTCTTTCCATTTCTCCAATTCACTTGAAGGAATGTCTAAACTGTTGTCGTTTGTTGCTATCCCGGCAGTCTGTGACAAGTGTTCCTTACTTCTCTGTGCGTTTATAGCCGCCTGCCTTGCGGTAGCGGTCTTACTGTTTGCCAATCTCTCAAAATTGACAATCTTATACGCATCAGAGAGTCTTATTCCTGGGTGATCTACTGCATACTGCACCGCTTCGTTGTATCCCTCGGAAGCGGTTACTGCTTCGATATTCCCAAGTTCCGGCTCGATTGCAAGTATCTGTTCAAGATCCTCCTGAACCATTTTCTCTGCGTTCTGCTCGTTTAATGACTGAATAGCCTGCTTTGCCTGAATAACCGTAGGATTATTCTCAATAAGACGATTAAGGCTGTCTCGGTCGATCCCGGCCTCCTGCATCTTGCTCTCTGCCATCTGCCTTTCCTGTGCCGCCATTGCCGCTATGTAGTCGGCTGCGGTCTGAATCGGCTGACCTGTTTCGGGGTTTTTGTATCCCTGAAACATTTGTGCGTACATTGCATCAAGTGAACGCTGCCTTTCTTCGTATCTCCGGTTTGCGTCTGCCTCTGCTTTCCGTCTGATATTGGCGTAATTTGCGTTCTCTTCTGCTGACTGAACGTGTTCAGGCTGTTCGGCGGGTTCAGCTTCTTCGCCTTCTTCGGGTTCTCCGTCCTCTGAAACGCTCTCTTCCGGGGCAACGACTTCCGGGGTTTCGTCGCTTTCCTCTCCCTCTGCAAAAAATTGAAGGTTAAGGGGTAATAATAAATTATGCATATCTCTCCTGTGATACGGGATTTTTGCGCTTTTCCCTTGCGAATTTATATTATGCCTTGCGGCTTAACATATCACATAACGGGCATATCATTAGGCATTTCCTGTGGTATTTCCTGTGGGATTTCCTGCTGCGCCTGCTGTGCCTGCTGTTCGGCAATCCTCTGCTCTACAATGTCAAGTGCCATGCCTGCGTTGGGATAGCCGCCTGCTTTCATAAACGTCCAGTATGTCCTTAAGGTCTGTAAGTCTCCTAAAGGCCCAAAAGCCTGTGACTGTAACTTAAGGTCGGTTTGGTTCCACATTGCCTCACGGTTTGCCATTAACGTAGAAGTGGGATCTGTCTCAAAGATAAATTCATCATCCCAGTAAAAATCACCGTTCTTGTCTATCTTTAAGAAGTCATAACGGTTTAATTCTTCGTGTGAGGGGTTCCCGTTTCCATCCTCTGATATGATTTCTGTATCATCATCAGCATACGCAAGCCAAAACTTGAACATGATCTTATAGAGTTCAGAATATGCGTAATTCTTTTGGACTCTCTTTGACTCTAATCGGCCTGCTGCCTGATTTATGGCATACTGTTTAGCTGTTCCACTTGTGGCACTTGCATCATATTTACCCTGATAGGAGTCTGTTATACCTAATGCAGACTTCGCCCACTGGTAATTGACTTCAAGGAAGTTTTCATCATTCTGTACGTTGGGTTGCAGATTGATAACGTCTATCATCTGTTTCTGTCCGGGGTTCTCTATTCTTATGATTTTGAGTTCCTTGTCGGACTTCTCAACGTCTACTCCACGGGGGAGTGTGACATAACTACCACCTTTTAACAGCTTCTCGTTTATTTTTGTACCGAGTTTCTTTATGGTGTCCTGTTGGTCTATGATTACAGAAACATCACTTGCACCTAAAAAGTTATCTTCCTCTGATACGTTCCGTCTTATGACTACGGGGAAACAGTTAGGCTTATAGTAGGGTATTTTCTTCTTTGTCTTTGTGACAGTGATCTTTGGCTTCCCCATTTCGTCCATGACAGGGTTTCCCATTTCATCTAAAACAGGGGCTTC